AAATTTGTTCCCCTTCTCCAATGTTTCGAGCATGTCGCTGTGCTTCTCAGCAAATTTCATTGCGATTGCTTCGCGCATGTTACGAGCCTTTTTGGTAGTGATTTGTTTTGCTGTTTCTTTCAGCGCATCTAAGTTACCTTCGAATTTAGCAATGGCTGATTCAATGTCAGCACTCTTCTGCTCCAGTGAAGTCAATTTGCTAAGTTCAGATTTGATAGCATTAACCTCCTCAGAAGTCGCCATCCCTTTTGTTTTTTCAGCGAATAGTCCGTTCAATTTTTCGACTACTTGCTCTGGTGTTAAATTTTCCACTTTTATTTTGTTTTATGTTGTGCAGTTACTTGTTGGCGAACTGCTTGACCACTGTATTCCAATCAAAAGAAGGTGTTGGCTCTGACTTGACTGAGTACTCCTTGCGGAATGGCTCGGCTTGTGAGAGTAACATGAATTGATTATTAAGCGATTTTAAGTGCATCTCAAGTGCGTATCCCCTTTCGTCTGAGTAATCACCTGTAGTGAGGGATTTTACGACGTTCTCGATGCGCTTAGATATGTCTATGAGCCTTGATTGTTTATCCTCTGCGGACTTCACTTCTACCACTTGGGTGTATTCGTTTGCCCCAAAGGTAACCGCTGACCCTTCGTATAACTTGACCTCTGTGACCTCGTAGTAACCCCCGCCTTTCAATGTTGGGTTTTCAATGAACTTCACTTTGTCCTGTACGTATTGGAAGCCTATAGAATGTTCACGGATTATTCCCATCTTGTAGTCCTCCCATGCGTCATTGCCCTTGCTTGAAGTGCCTAATTCACCCACTGCAAACAAGCCATATTCATCCTCCTGTAAGGATAACCATTTGCCTATCTGCTGTTCCCAATCGTGATGGCGAAGGAACGCTATCTTGCGATTGCTCGTGCTTGTTGCCCCACGTTCAATGATAGACTTGCTGAATGCTCCTCTGCGGATCACGTCCATGTCGCTATCCATTGCATCGAATTTGCTCAGATAAACTGCTACCTGTCGCTTCATAGAGTCAACATCCTTGATGTCGTCAGAAACCTTTGTATTGTATAATGTGCCTTTCATAAATGTAAAGTTAAATATTTGTTGCAGATGTTTGTGCAACTTGTGTAATTAATTGATTGGCAACGGATGCGTCATACCCATAGTAATTGATGAGAGTCGCGACCGCTACGTCCCTTGTTATTTGACCCGAACCCACTGCTGTGTTCAGAGTAATGATTCCATCAAGTCCACCAATCGTACCCCGCAACTGAGTCTGTGCATTTTGCAGACCTTCTTGTTGCGCTGTTGCTCTGTCAACTGCTTCCAGTTCAATGCCGAATTCATTTGCGTATTGCTGCTTGGAAATGACCCCATCACGAAGCATGATTGAGTACGTTTCGACCTTGCTCTTGGAAGCCTGTTGTGATAGCAATTCGTCGTCTTGCATTACAGGTAAATGGTCAAATTCCGCTTTGAGATAATACCCCTGTTCGTGTAACCCCCATTGGCGCATGATTGAGTCGTATAGGCTCTGCGTTTCGGGAATGATTGTGTCGGTATATATCATGCGTATCGAGTCCCTCACATTTGAGAAGGTCGTACCCTCCACTGATGAGAATATATTTGCGTTCAAACCAAAGGCATCGAACAGGGCTAATTTATCCGCTGTCAGTTCCTCGAATAACATGAGGTCTTTTGTTGGGTAACTCATTGGTGTCCAATTGACCTTGGCTTCGGTAATGATTAGTTCGTCCTTTTGTCGCTTGTACCAATCCTGTTGTATCTTCCGCTTGTCCTCTGGTGTCATCGGAATTGTTCCCGCCATGTCGGTATTCTCCGCGCTCAGGATACCTATTGCACCAATGTTCTCCAGAAGTACGTTGCGCTTATGATATTGCGCTTTGATGTTGGACAATGGGTAACGTAAGGTCTCGATTCTGCTGATTGGTTTGATGATATTCATCCCGTCATCGGTGCAGACGTACACCATGTCAAGCCACTCAATATCCTCTTTGTCCCCGCTATCGTAAACAAAGGTGAATTTTTCGACCATGTCCTCAGCATCCATCTGCTTTAACTTCTTGCCACTAAGGTGCATCTTGACCTTGTCAGCGGGTAATGGAACTATGAGATTGCGGATCCCCGCTGTACGTGCGGGTGCATAGGCGAAGGCATTGTTGTACAGACCATCTTGAACCCCCATAGAATACACCACATCCGACCATGATTGGATGGCATTCGGTTTGTCAATCAAGTCCAGTAACCAATGCTTCTCGACTTTGTCCCCATTCGCATCGTATAAACATGGATGGTTGCTCGACATCATCTGCGCACGTTTGTCTATTACCGCCCTCAGTTCAGGGATCTCAATGTACAATTTCCATGCGTCTTTTACATCGAGCCATACCGCTTCCTTTTTGCCCCATATTTGAGATGTGTTGACTGGAAGGATATGTTTCATTTCGTCGATGTACCGCCCCATCGGATTGAAGTTTACCCCGAAAAATGATTGCCAAAAGTTAACTATGTCCATTCTGTTTTAAGTGTTTCATTTGTAAAGTTATAGATTTTTGAATAACGATTGTAAAAAAATTGATAATCCCGCCATGCAATCAGGTGCGTCATCGTGTTTGTTCTTCCCCTCCTTTGAGAAGGATAGCACGTTCTGAACGAACTGAATGCCCTGTGGTTCTTCCCTACGGACAAAGGTCATGCGCTGTTGTATGAACACTGACTGCATAATGATGCGTGTTATTTTGTTCACTTGATTTGCCACTTGCAGAATTCTACAGTCTGTCAAAGACTGCAATTGCCTTGAGAACATAGCCCCCATGCTGTTGGATTCAACGCGACAAAACTTGACCTCCCATTTGTTGAGAATGGCTGCGCACAAAGGCAACGTAACGTCTGTATTGTCCCTTGAATACACATGGTCAACAATGAACACCTCCTTGCCTATCAAGACCGCAACCGCACATGCTGTGTAGTCCGCTCCTTGGTCCGCAACGTCTATGTATGCTATTGCCCCATCGATACCCCTTGATTTAACCAATGCATCAAAGTCCACAGGATCAATGAAATTCAATGCGCTAAATAACCGCCCTCGGATGTCCACAGGCTCTTGCATATACTCTGCTGCCCATATCTCTGGTGAGGTGCGTTTTCGTTTGTCCTCGAATTCGCTCGTTGTCATGACCGCTTCACAGAAGGAATTGCCATGCTCATCGAGTGCGGGAATGACAATGCATTGTTCGTATTGATTGTCTGCCATGTTGCGACCTATGACGTCATTAAGCGACCATCGAGTCCCGATGTCAACCCTTGCGCATCCAGTCTCAAAACGTGAGTCGTGAGTGGATTGCTTCCATTGATGTATACGGTCGTTCACTGTGTCGCTCAGTGCGTCCTCAATACCTCGATAAAGGTCATCGGTAATGGCTACCTTGGTTGCACCAAAGCCAATGATTGTACCGCCTACACCCGCCCCAAAGTAACTGACTTGACGTGCTGTATTGGTGTTCCATCCTTGTAGGTTTTTCTTGTCGTCAGATAGCCTTACATCGGTGAACACTTGCTTGTACTTGATTGACTGAATGATTGCCCTCACGTCATAACTAAACTTAACGTATAGTGTTGCGGTACAGGTATTCCTCATGACGGATTCAGAAGGATTCCGACCAATGGTCCATGCACAAAACAGGGATGTGATGTAGGACTTTCCCGCCCTTGGTGGCATTGATACGGATAATGATTTGATTTTGCCCTCCTCGATTCGTTGGAAGGCTTCTGCTACCTCCTTGAGAAATGGACGTTGATTGAAGAAATCAGCATCCATGTACAGGCAAAATTGCCATAAGTCCCTACGTGCTAATTCCATACGTAGTAACCCCTTCAGGTATTCGCGCTCCTCTTTGTTACTCACCATTGCTCAGAATGTCCATTATTTCGGCTGTCGATAACCCGCTGAGATCAGGCTGTCGCTGTACTGATTCTACCTCTTGCCTTTCCACATAGCCCCGCTTCTTGCCCTTGGTCTTGAGAAAGAATATGATTGCGGCTGTGTTGCCCCCTAAGATTTCTTCGTGTAGTTTGCTTTCGGCTAAGTCCAGTGCAACACCTTCAAGGCTTTCCACTGCTGT